CTGGACGAGCAAAAAATTAAACTCTCCCGAACTTTTCGACGTCATCTCTCCGAATGGACTATGGAACATAACGGAGTCTGGTACAACTGCTGCTGGGGGCACTTATGTACGCACATACACACTGTCCAGTACATTTTCTCCAGGAGGCATCGTATATCCATCTGGTGAAGTTTTTTTTAGGTTTTGGGCTGGAAATTACCCTCAAGCAATTTCAGTAAGGGTGCAAAGTCACTCAGGAACATGGTATGGTCCATATAGTGTAAGCATGTCCAGTGTAACGTCGGTAGATTACGGCGTTAACAATGGACTGTTCATGAATATGTACAAGTGGAATGTTCAGGGTATAGGGAACTACCTACGTGCATTCGAGTTTACATTCACTAATCCTGCGTCAATCACGCTTAATCTTCAAGGGGTTTCCTATTTCCCAGATAGCCCAGAGGGACTGAATTTCGCCTACCCATTCCTGTCTCGCAGTGCATACAATGTCGATGTGGTCAACAATTTCCGCTTTTATACCTCGTCTGGCACACAGGTAGGATCTATAAGCCCTGGAGGATCGTTTCTGTCTGGAATGAATGGATCGAATAGTGTACTCGGTGTTGGCACCAATTCACCAGTTTCCAATTCGTCTCTATCTGTGGTGAACGTAATTGCAGACGCAAGTGGTTATTTTGGCTTGCGTGCCCGTACAATTGCGGGCACAGAAATTCTATGCACAACTGGAGATGGATATACAGGGGTAGGCACATCGTCCCCCACACAAAAACTCCACGTTTCCGGCAACGCTCGCCTCACTGGTGCCTTCTACGACGGCACCAACTCCGCAGGCTCATCCGGGAACATTCTATCAAGCACCGGAAGTGCAACCCAGTGGGTCACGGCGGCTTCCATTGTTTCGGCTGCGAACGGTCTTACCACTTCAACTACGTTTGGTGGCGACGTGAGTGGTACATACAACAACCTACAAATTGGAGCCGACGCCGTGGGTACAGTAGAAATTGCAGCCAACGCAATTACAGGTAGTGAACTGGCCAGCAGCGGCGTAACAGCCGGCACCTATGGTGGCGCTACCTCATCGGCGGTAATCACAGTCGACCAGGACGGCCGTATCACGTCTGCAAACAATACCACGATCACTGACAATGACACCAACATAGGAAACTCTAATTTGACAGTTTCAGGCACCCGTACGCTGAATTTAAACAACAACACAGTAGACTTTCAGACTGGTACAGGATCGTTCATCGTATCTACATCTTCCACCTCAGCCATCGCGCAGCGCTGGAACATTGGTCAGGGTGCGAAGGTGTCGATGTACGATGCCGCTGGAAGTACGCTTATCAACCAGGCGTATTACAGTGCAGGAGCATACTACACAGAGTCACCCAACCGTGCGCCCTGGCAAAAGGGGCTCACTACTTCGGGCCTCATTGCTGCCGATTACATCTCGAAAGACGCCACCTTCTACGTACACAAAGATGGGTATGTCGTGTTCCCGGATGTGACAACGCTGAGCGGAACCGGCTCGAATAAATACGCGTGGAGCGCTACCAATTCACGCTATGAATACCTGCTATCCGGTACAAAAAAGACCGTGGCCAACGTAGAAGATGACTTCACGGGCGCGGCATTTTCGATCCGCACTTCCAACTTCACACTCGGTGGCACGACGTACAGTGAGATCATAGACTGCAACGCCGGCGCCGTAACAGTAACGCTCGATGGAACCATGCGCGAAGGATTCGACTACGTAATTAAGTGTCGGCGCAATGCCACGAATGCGGTCACATTCAGCGCTGGAGGTGGCTATACGCTCGAGATAGACGAATCTTCATCGCTCACACCCACGTCGCTTGTGGTTGGCGCTGGAGGAACTGGCATTTCTGCCAACTACAAGGTGTATCACTTGCGTCGAAGCGGCACAAACATCTTCATCAACTAATAACTTTGATATGAAAAAACTACTCATTCTCTTACTTTCCATACTGGCATTCACTGCCATTTCGCAAGCCCAAACCACCGTTGTTACCTATCGCGTCGAGGGTGGACCGGATACGTTTTTCGTTGTCGACTCCAACGTGCGCGTATTCCCCAATCAAGTGCGCGTGGTGGAAGAAGTATGGCGCCCGGTAATTGGGCGCGATAGCCTGAAATCGTACCTCGCAACACTTGAAAACCTGATCATCTCTTCCGAGGCTGAAATTGACATCCAGAAAGCCACCCGAAAGGCTGCAAAAGATGAGGTAAGGCGCATCAAAAAAGAACTGGAAGCCAGCGGAGGTGGCAAAGGAAAAGTCGTAAGCCGCACCGTACCGCAACCAGTGCAAGTGCTTGAAAATCCTGGCATTCAACCGCCAAATCTGGCTCCTGGCGAATACATCTGGGACGGGCAAACCTGGACGCCAAAAGCGAAAGTGAAAAAGATAAAAACCTCAAAGGCAAAATCATGAGAGCATTCCTCTTCAACATTTTCATGCTTCTCCTGTGCAGCATTTCTGCACAGGAGAAATACAACTGGAGGCGCGCGATCGCGCCGGCAGCACTGTCGATCGTGTCAGGAGGCGCGTGGGGGCTGCATGAAAAAACCATGCACCACTGGCCGGAGTTTCAGCAGCGATTCCCGCGAGCCAATGCAAAGTATTGGAACCCGCAGATCAGTTGGCAGAATAAGTATGTGAACTGGCCGGAGGACAAAACCCGGCGCTCCATGCCCGTGTTTTTCACCGATGCAAAACACCTGCTGGCCAGCACGACGCAGGTAGCGGCATTCTCTGCCGGCGCGTGCATCACCCTGGGCGAAAACCGGCCTTGGTGGCATTATGCGATCGATGCGGGCATTTCGTTCGCCGCCTACAGTGCTGGGAATTACATCACCTTTGATTTGCTGTACCGATGAACCGCCACCGCGCCCTCATGGCGGCCATGGCCGTCTCTATACTGCTTTTCGCATTGTCATCCTGGCGTGGTCTTGCCCAATGGTATCTGTCCATTCCGCGCTGGAAGCAAAATGTTGGCGTGTTTCTGCTCATATGCCTTGTGTCTGGTATCGTGAGCCGTTTGACGCAGATCAATCCGCTGTGCATAGCGCCTTGGTTGGTGGCCATTCTGATATTGGTGCGGTGGTTGTGCCGACGACCGCGCTGATTGCGATTTGGAATGCACGAGCGCCTGGGTACCAATGGGTATCTGGGCGTTTTTTTTCGTCCTATACGCAGCAATTTGGAGGGCGGATGTTTGTAGTATGAAACCGGAAGAGTTGCAAAATATACGCTGGATGAAGTCGCGCCCCTTACCACTGGACTTCGACACCTCACGAATCGACCTGGAAACAGGTATTTTGTACGATGTGGTGATGTGTGAAGAAGGACAGGCCAAGGGGCACGGTGTTCACCTGGAAGCAGAATTTATAGAGGATCTGATCGCCTACGATCAGAAGCATTTTGCCAAACGTGGTTTAAAGTCGCGCTTTGGTCACCCGGGCGCATCCGACGACACGTTGGGAACGCAGATGGGGTATTTTTACAACTTCCGTACGCGCAAAAAATCGGGAAAAATGCAGGCAATTGCTGACCTGCACCTGCTGGATGCTGCCGATCTGAGCCCAACCCGCCCACACATGAAACAGTGGGTGCTGGCTATGGCAGAGGAAGCACCGGACTTTCTGATGATGTCGATTGTGTTTCGCCCTGGACGGTATTACCAGTGGGGAAAAGACAACAAGAAAAAGTACATCTGGGAATACGTAAAAACCAAAGATTCGGAAGGCAACGAATACGACCGTTGGGTTTCTTCTGATCCGGCGCTGGGCAAAATCTTTGTGGAGTTTGGCACAAAAGGGGAACATTTTTACACCGACGGTGTGGAAGCGGGCGCCGCCACTAATTCCCTGTTTTCCAACCAGGTCAACTCGCATCTCTACGTCTCTCAGGCCGATCAGTTTCTAGAAGACCACCCTCACATCAAATCTTTCATGCAACAACATCCCGACAAGGTGCAGGCATTCCTGGCCACTGTAGGGGTTAATATTTCAACCACTATGTCACAAGAATCAACTCCCACGCCGAAAACAGCGCTGCAACGCTTTCTGGCGGCCTTTACTTCCGACGATGAAAAGGATCTGCGCAAAGAACTCACCGAACTGCAAAGCGCTAAAGACAAGGCCGAATCGGATTTGAAAGCCTTGAGCGAAAAATACACCGCTCTGGAAAAGGAAGTGGCCGAACTGAAGGCCGCTGCCAAAACCGCCGAAACCGAACTCGCCGCCCGTGCCGCGCGCATCACCGAACTGGAAGCCGCCGCAGCCGACGTACACACAGGTGGACAGGGTGGCAACGGATCCGACAACAAGGATACGTACAGCGAGGAGCAGAAGGAGAACATACGCAAGAAACTGCGTAACAAGTAATTAAGAAGGCTTCAAAACCCTTTAACCTTATTCATTCACACTCAACTAACTTTTTCACATGCCATACAGCAATGTATCCACCAACCAGGTCGACATCGCAGCGTACCGTGACTTTGTAGAAACCTTTTCCGACGAATTGCTCACGCGGGGTTTTCTGCGCGGCCGCACGCTCGAACTGGCCACCTTTCACCCGGGTGTGCAGGGCAAGGAGGTACTCACGCAACTCCGCCTGCAGCAGTTCGGCCGCCGGTACTCGGAAGACTTCGCGCCGGTAGCCGACACCGTGAAGTTCACGCCGCTTACCCTGGAAGTGGTGCCTGCCAAATTCGAACTTCGCTTCGTACCGCAGCGCTTCATGAAAACCTACCTGGGCAAAAAACTGAAGGCCTTCAACGACGCCGACATGATCCCTTTCGAGGGTGAAGTGCTGATGCAGTTGATGGACCTGCAAGCCTGGGAAATCTCGGAATCGCTCTGGCAGGGCGTAGCCGTCAGCCCGGCGCTGGACACGCACAACCTCAAGCAGATCCACAACGGCTACCTCAAACGCGTAACCGATGCGCTGGCGGCTGGCTCGCCGGTTCTGACGGCTACGCCTGTACCCACCGGTGCCTGGACGAAGGCAAACATCATCGAGACGCTGGAAACCATGTGGACGCGCCTGGACGAGTCCGTCAAGCGCAAACGTGTATCGGTATTTATGAAACCCAACCTGGTGATGCTGTACCAGCAGGCCTACCGCGAGCAGTTCGGCAAATACACCGACAACGCGCAGGACGGCCGTATCAAACTGGACTTTGGCACAGAAGCCTACCTCGAGCCGCTGCCGGAAATGGGTAGCACCAACCGCGTGATCATGACGCAGACCGAAAACCTGCACTATGGCTACGACGGCGTGGTGGGCGACGGCTTCAACGTAGAGAAAGTGAAACGCGCCATCGATTACTGGTACGACTTCCAGATGGGCTGCAACTTCGGCTTCCTGGAAGACGGTGCCGTGGTGGTAAACGACCTGGCGTAACCTGGACAAACTCTATTTTTCAACCCGATACATTCCTGCATAATGGAAGATAAAATCAAACCCCTGGAGGCCTCACTGGAAGGCCTCCAGGAACAAATCAAAACCCTGGTCACGGAACTGGATGGACTCAAAGCCCAAAATGAGGCATTGACCGAACACGTCTTGTCGCTGACCGAAAAACTGGACACCTTCAAAGCGCCGCTGGCCGGTGTTTCCGCTTCAGTGGGCGATGAAAAACGCCAGGCGATGCCGGAGGCAAAAACTTTCAAGATCGGAAGCAAGGAAGTGCGCTTCAAGTTTGCTGCTTTCTTCCTGCATGGTCAAAAGGTGTTTGCACACGAGGTTGCCCAGGACAAAGCCCTGCGCGAAAAAGTCGCCCAGGAGTTTCCAGGCCTGCTCGAACCGGCGGATTAAGCCTCAATAACCCTTTTCATTCACCATTCACATTGGAATACCATGTGCGATTTCATTCTTGAAAATATCGACGCCGATCCCTGCCCCAATCCGGCAGGCGTCACGCCCACGCTGAAGATCACCGATGTGCTGCAAATAGCAACCATCGGCGCTGCGGTCGGCCACGTGGCCGGAACGATTACCCTGAAGACCAGCCCGGCAGGCCTTGCCAGAACCTTCAAGGGCATACGGATCGACGCGGACTGCAAAACCACGCAGAACGACGACGGCACCTACACGACCGAGGGCGTGCTATTCCTGCCGCGTCAGTCGGCTGCGAAGGCCAAATTTCTCAACACGCTCGGCAAATCGGAGGCACACATCCTGGAGGTGCCGATGAAAAACGGCGAGCGCGTGTTGATCGGCGGTCTCGACCACGCCTGCAAGGTGTACTGCGACGCCGAAACCAAACCCAACAACGGCTACCGCCTGCGCTACCGCTGGGAAGAGCATGCAGACCTGCCGCTTCACGTCACCGGCGCCGGTATCCCGGCCTCCTGATTTTCATAACCATGGCAAAAGAACAGAAAGACCCCGGCAGCACAGACGGGGCGCTCCAAAAGAGCGCTCCGCTGCGCTACGTCGGCCCCATCCCGGCAGCGCGTATCGGCAACCTGCCCGGCAGATATGGGACCGTTGCCGCCGACCGCCTCACGCCAGAAGAAATCGCCTGGGTGATTGCTACTGTCGCCGCGCCCCTTAAAGACAAGGTGGCTTCCTGGTGGACTTCCGATTAATCCCCTTTTTTTTCAACTCCGACTATGGAACAGACAACACTCAACGCGCTGGAGCGCATCGAAAACCCGATCCTGGTGATCCTGATCGTGGCCCTGATGGTGGTGGGTATCGTGCTATGGCGCGCCTACACTGCTCTGCAAAAGGACATGGTGCAGGTGATGCTCCAGCACGTGCAGGCACTCACCAACCTCAATGCCACGCTGGCAGGCATGAACGAGCGGCTGGACGGCATCGAGGCGCGCATGGAACGCATCGAAAATCCTTAAATCCTCCTCAAGCAATGGTTACACGCAAAAGAATCAAGAACCTGCTGAGCCTGGTGGAATCGCATACCGCGCACCTGCTCGATCACCGGCCTGCCGACAATATGAAAGCAGCGCTGCCGCCTGAAACCACGCAGTTAAAACCCGCCAGCAAGCGCAGAAAACGGCGCGTGCCAGCACATCAAATGGCTGTTTCTACCCCCTGAAAGAAGGTAGTATTTGTTTTTGGAACGGGGCTGTCGATCACGGTATCGGCGGCCCTTTTTGCGTCCTACCATACCCTGAAACATGCGGTGACTTTTGAGATGTAAATCATTTTTTCACCAACATTTTCAGTCCATGGAATTGGAAAACAAACTCGGTTTCGACGAAGTGGTCGACACCGCTTGCGACATCATCGAATCGGGCGTCATCATCGGCGAAGCCGTATCCGACGGCATTCAGATCACCGACCTGTCGGCCCTGTTCGCGCTGGCCCCGAAGGCCACCGAAATCAAAGGCGACTGGCGCGAGGCGCTCGACCAGTTGAACGACCTCGACCCCGAGGAAGCCAAAGAAGCGGCTCGCCTGATCGCTGCCCGCACCGGCAATCCGCAGGAGGGTATTCTGGCGCGTGTCAACGAAGCCTTCAACATCGTGGCCGATGCCTACGGCTGGGTAAAACAGGGTGTGTACCTCGTGCAGCGCACTGTCCGCTGGGGCAAGTCGCTGCGCAAAAGCGCTGAGGTGGCCACCGCCTGATGTTTACCGCCCTTCTTACATCGAGCAAGCCTGTGCGCTTTCGCCTTTTTGCAAGGCGGCGCACAGGCTTTGCCGTTTCCATTCCGGAGCGCTGGTCGGACCTGAAACCTGCTGAACGCAGCGAGTGGTGGCGCCTGGTATGCCACCTGCCGACGGAGCGTGTGCAGCCCGCACTGCTACAAAAACTCCTGCGGCGTATTCCAGCCCGGGTGCGCCGTTTGCTGCCGGCGGAAGACGTGGCGGCGCTGGGACTGGCGCTGCGCTGGGCGCGCCTGCAGCCGGATTGCTCGAACCTGCCGCTGCCGGAAATTCGCCTGCGCGGTACGCGCTACGTGCTGGCAAAACCGATGGGGCGCAATGTAGCGGCGGGTGAGTTTGCCGTCTGCGATGACCTGTACAAGCAAGTGATCGAAAAGAACGACCTCGACGCCTTGCGTACCCTCACGGCCATTTTGTACCGCGAAGAAAACCCCGACCGGGCAGCGGCTGAGGCGCGGGGCGATGAGCGCACGCCGTACCGCAACCGCGATGAAGCAGAGGCGCGTCTGCGGCGCATGGGCGAGCCGCCGGTGGAAATGCAAATGCAGGCGCTGTACTACTTCGCCGGACTGAAACAGGTGATCCACCGCATGTACGGCCGCCATATTTTCATAACGGACCGGCAAGACGACGCGCCCGCTACCGGCCCTGATTTCGGCTGGTGGGGTGTACTGCAGGGCGCTGCTGAAAGCGGCCCCTTTGAAAAAATACCGGGCATTTATCAGGCATTCCTGCATGAGGTATGCGTGTTCCTGGTGCGCAAAAAACAGGAAGCCGATGCCATGCAGGCTGCCCATGAAAACGCCCGAAATGCCGCTAAAACCCACGACGACGTATGACACTGCACACCCTCGATGAACTCACCGCCTACTGGCTGGCCATGCCCACGGCCGTACCTGCGCTGAAGGGCGTCACGGTCGGCATGGACTACGCCATGCTCAGCGCCATGAGCGCCTCCATTCAGTACCCGCACCTGCGTGTGGATACGCCCACGATCACTTTTCTGGACGTTGAAAACGATTACCGCACGCGCTACAGTTACGTCGTGTCGGTGCTGATGAACGTGCCGGTGGTGGACAACCAGCGCGAAAACGCTGCGCTGGGCGCCACCCTGGAGATTTTAAAAGACGTGTACCGGCAGGTGTACCACGACAGCACGGAGGACAAGTTCGACCTCATCCTGGAGAGCGCTTCGGGCTTTGACGTACAGCGCTATTCGGGCGACAACGATTTTGGCTGGTCGCTAAAAATCAACCTGGAACTTTCCAATAAATCCTGCGACTGATGGACGAGCGCAGGCACATACACGAAGCGGTGAAAAAGGTATCCGCAGGCTGGGCTGTGGAATTCATCCGGCAGCGTAAGGCGGCGCTGGAGCGCAAGGGCATCAAAGGCTCTGGCGCGCTGATCGAGGGGCTGGAATTTGCCACCGAAGAGCAGGCCGAGGCACTGGTGTCGCGCATCCTGGTGGCATTTCCCGGCTATGGCCGTATTGCTGAAATGCGGCGCGTATCGCACGACGCCTGGGGCCGCAACGCCATCGACCGCGTGGTCGACTGGATCACGGCCAAAGGCGTGGGCAAGTTCCTGCCCGGCTTCATGAAAAAATACAACTTCAAAAAACCGCCGCAGGATGCCGTGCTGCGCATGGCCTGGGGTGTGCTGGTGGCACGATCGCAGGGCAAGTTCCGCCGCCGTAAATGGTACAATGCTGCGAAAACAGCCGCCATCACTGACCTGTACAACGACGTGGCCATCGCCACGATGGACGCCACCGCCGATTCTGTAAAATCTTCTTTCAATGCAAAACAGTACGCCCGGATCCGCGGGCGTGAATAACCTTTTTTATCATGGCAGTAAGAACCGACGATATTCAACTCCGGCTTTCCTTTATCACCGACGAAAGCAGGACGCTGGCCAAAACCCTGCAGAATACCCAAAAGTATACTCAGGAGATTGCGGCAGCGAACAAGCAGATTAAAGACCATGAAGCCGAACTGAAAAAAGAGGGCACAGCGCTGGAACGCAAAAAGGAACTGCAAAAGCAGATCAAACAGCAGCAGGATGCGATTGCCGCTGCAAGTAAGAAGATCGTCGAGGAAGGCAGAAAGGTGGAAAAACTGGACTTGACGAAAGTGGCGCCTGTACAACTGGAAGCCCGATTGAAACAGGTGCGCGCCGAAATGAAACTCATGGCCGATCAGGGCAGTGACGCCTTCAAGGCATTGCAGGCGGAATCCAATCGCCTGAACGCGCAACTCAAGGAGGTGTACCAGAGTTCCAAAAAGATCGATATAGGCCAGGCAGTTTCCGGCGGCGGCGGGTTCTTCCGTCGGGCATTGGAAACGGCGGCTGGCGTTTTTGGAGGGCTGTCGTTTGATAACCTGATCAGCAGCGCCCTTGACTATGGTAAAAAACTCTTGGGCATCGGCGTGGAACTCGACGGCCTGTCCAATAAAATGCGCACCGTTTTTGGCGAGTCAGAGGTTATTATCAACGCCTTTGCCGAAAGAAATGCGCGCAGCATCGGGCTGGCCCGCGACCAGTACAAACAACTGGCCACTGCCGTGGGCGACCTGCTGATCCCAATGGGTTTTTCGCAGCAAACCGCCGCCGCGCTGTCTGTCGAACTGGTCAACCAGGGCGGCGTACTGGCCGAATGGTCGCAAGGCAAGGTAACGGCTAAGGAAGCCACCGAAATCCTCAACAAAGCCCTCCTGGGCGAACGCGACGCGCTCAACTCCCTCGGCATCGACATCAAACAAAGCCTGGTGGATGACGAACTGAAAAGACGTGGATTGAGCAATCTCACCGGCGAGAGCCTGCGACAGGCAGAAGCGCTGGTGACGCTCGATCTGATCACGCGCCAGAGCACCAGCGCAAACGAGGCCTTTGCCAAAGGCGCCGATTCGCTGCTGCGCAAAAAAGCCGAACTCACCGCCCAGATTGCCGAAGAATCCTACAGCCTGTCAAAACTGCTGGCCCCGGCCTATCAGTTTTTTATCGACCTGACGCAGAAGGCCGTGCTGGCCGTGTCTGCCCTCGGCAAGGGCTTCAATAACCTGTTTAGCGGCAATTTATCCAAAGCCTACGAGTATTTCACCCGAGGCTTCTCCATCGAAGACCTGGCCACGCAGGCTACCGCCGGACAGAAGGAGGCCGAAGCCATTATGAGCAAGTCGGCCAGCGGGCTGGCAACCGCCCTGGGCGGCGGACTGGAAAAGGAATTTGAGCGCCTGAAAAAAACAGGCACCCGCAGCGCCAAAAGCGTGGCCGAAGAGCAGGCCAAACGACTGCAAAACGCGCTAAAGGAAGAGGAACTCTTTGCGCAAAAACGAGAATTTACCGCACAGCAACTCCGCGAAAACGGACTCATTTCCGAGCGCGAGCATGGTAACCTGCTGGCATCCATCCAGCAGCAGCAACTCGAAAAACAACTGGAGGTATACCGAAAGTTTGGCAAGGAAAAGGAGCGCGCCGCCCTCGACATCCAGGCCGAACTGTACGACATTGAGCAGGGCAAAAAACGGCCTGCAGCGGCGCCCCTCATCGGGCAGGCGGCAAGCAGCGTACAAAGCCAGGTGCAGCCGAAGTTGTTCGCCGAGCGCCTCGGTGAAAACACCCGGCAGGTGAGCCTGCGCGAGCGTTTCAGAAACATCCTTTTTGGGGAGCAGCAACTGGAAATTGAGCGGGAGAAAATCCGCCTGGAGTCCGTCAAACGCCAGTTACAAATCCTCAAGGAGGCGGGCGCTACTGAAACAGAGGAGTACAAGCGTATCGCCGATGAGAAGAAACAAATTGAAAAGAACCTCGCCAAAGACGAGGTAGACATCGAGCGGCAGAAACGCGAAGCCAAATTTGCCATTGCTCAAACGCTCGGCGAAGCGCTGGTGGCCATCGAGCGCAATCGCCTGGACGAGCAAACCAACTCGGCTCTCACGGCCGTGGAAGCCGAGTACAAAGCCAAAATACAGGCAGCAGAAGGCAACAGCGCCCTGCAAACCCGGCTACAGCAGGAACTGGAAGACAAAAAAGCCAAAATTGAAAAGCAGGCCGCCGAACGCCGAAAAATACTGGCCATCAAGGAGGCGCTCATACAGGGCGCACTGGCCGTCATCAAGGCGTTGCCCAACATATTCAGTGCAGCCGCAGCAGGAGTGGCTGCTGCGGCACAAGTGGCCATTATTTCCAGCCAGAAATTTGCACGGGGCGGCTTTGCGCGTTTCGGTTTCTTTGGCGGCCGCCCACATTCCGCCGGCGGCACCAAAGGTTACTTCGACGACGGCACGGCCATCGAAGTGGAGCGCGACGAAGCCTTCGCGGTGGTGAACAAACGCAACGCGCCCATGCTGCGGCTGCTGAGCCGGATCAATGCTGCAGGTGGGCATGGGGATGCGTTTTTTGAGCGGGGCGGTGTGCCGAAGTTTGCCGACGGAGGGCTGCCTGCAGTGAATACCACTCCAAGTGCGGCAGCGGTTCAGGCGGTAGGAGGAAGCGGGCAATTGCAAAGCATGGAAGCCTTTGTGAAGGCGACTACAATGTTTTACGAAGCCGTACGACAAATGCCTGAAGAAGTAAAAGCCAGGGTGGTACTCACCGAACTCAGACAGGCTGATAGTGAACTGTCTTCCGTACAGTCTGACGCCTCTTTGTAGGCGTCCTATTCGCTTAATTAAGCACCCGGCACCTTTGCCAGCATGGATACAATCAGTAGAAGTGCCATGCTGGCCGCCATCGTCGCATCTGGCGAAATTCCCTTCCGGATATCTTTTGTGAAGGCTACCGGTAAGGAGGCTGGTATGATTACAAATAAGACGTGTTACTATGGTTCTCCCAATCCGGAAGGGGAAGGCACGGGTGCGATGGCTTCAGACTCGGACCGTAAGCCGCGTAAATCGCACCAGGAATCGAATACGATTCCGCTCACCGAATTCGGCAGCCGCCGAAACATTACTCCGTTCATCAGTCACATCTTAAAATTCAATGGAAAGCAAGTCATCCACTGATGCCGCCGGCGGCGTTAAGCGCCTGGGGGCAAATACCTATCACGTATCTGCCGGCGGCGGCGCTATCATTACCTTCAGCAAACTTCCAACCCAGGCCACGTTCGATATCGGCAAGGTAACGAATGTCAATGTGCCCAACGATAGTAAATCGGTCGAGGTGGTGTATTGGGGCAAAAAAAACGACCTGCCGCAGTACCGGGAGGAACTGGTTACCGGCAATAACATCGTGCCTGGCCTGATAGAACGCAAACGCGACATCGTATGCGGGCAAGGATGGTTTGCATACAAAAGACGGTACGTAGAGGGTAGTGACGGCCAACTGCGAATGATCAGGGATGAGGTAGAGATGCCTCCGGAGGCTGAACTGTTTTTCAAAAAATTCCGTAAGGAAAGCCGCCGTCTGGTAGGGCAGGCAATGATTCACGGCATTATGATGCCGGAATATGTGCGGGATCTGGCCAAACGGGTGAAGACCGTGCGCAGCCTCGAGATCCGCTACTGCCGGGCGGCAGAGAAAAACGCCATGGGCGATATCGAGCGCTGGTACTGGGCCAACTTCTGGGCCGGTGAAAAGAACGTAAAAAAGGAGAAGCGCATGCTGCGCGAACTGCCGGTATACAATCCGGAGTCAAAGCACAAACAGCCGCGTTTCGTGCTGCCTGTGCAGGATGATCTGTTTTCGGACGGCACCTACCCGGTGCCCGCCTATTGGGGCGGCCGCCACTGGATCAACCTTTCGAACATCATCCCGATTTTCCACGAAAACAATCTGGAGAACGGGCAGACGCCGCGGTTTCACGTGATTTTGCCGCACGACTACTTTTTGGACTATGAGGCGATGAACCGTGCCGTAACGGAAGAAGACCGCCTGGCGCTGGACGAAGAAGCCAGGACGAAGGAGGAACAGTTCGTGGATGACTTCAACGCCATCCTCACCGACATCTCCAACACCGGACGTACCCTGGTGACGAAAAGCGAAGTAGTGGAAGCCTTGGGCGGCAAGTACGAAAAGCGTATTCAGATAGAGGAAATCAAATACGACATGAAGGACGAAGCGCTGCTGAAACTCTTTGCCGCTTCGAATGTGGCCAACGTCAGCGCGCAGATGCTGCACCCTACCCTGGCATCAGTGGAAACCGGTGGAAAAGGCATCGGATCCGGAACGGAAGTCCGGACTGCCTTCCTGCTTTTCCTCGTCATCGCGGCGCCCAAATACCGGGATATGCTCGATGAGGTTGTGGACGTCGTAAAAGACGAAAACGGGTGGCCTGCCGATATCTACTATGCCATTCGGGATGCCGAACTCACGACTCTTGCTGATAACCCCGCGGGCGTACAAACCAGCGACACACCAATCGGAGCGCAATGATGAAGGAAGCGGAATACAAAGAACTGCTGGAGCGGATCGAACGGGAAAACCCGCAAGAACCGCTCTTGAGTACACTTCAACGCGGATACAGCCGGGTCAATGCCATTTTTATGGTTTCGGCGGCCAAACGGCTGCTGAAAGAAGTGGAAGAAGCCGAGGCCGAAACGAACGAATACCTGGAAGATGATCTATATCTCAACGATGAGCAAAATGACGTACTGAACGGTCTGCACGATGAAAAGCGTAGCCTTTTCAGGCGTATGTACAAGCAAAGCAATGTTTTTCACAACTGCAGATCGGATGAGGAACGTGCAGCCAACAGCCGCGAGGTTCTGGCGATATGGGATGCAATTCAGAGAATTAAGGCCCAAATAGCCTACTTTGAGGAGCATGGCGAACTGCCTCGCCCGGAAGCGGAAGGCGACGACCTACCCGATAACCCTGTGCTGCTGGCGAAAAAACTGAACTCACTACGTGCTCAGATATCGCAGATACAAAAGCGCCTGGAGGCACTGGCTGAGCGGCCTGATTCAGATACGGACAAGGTGCGTCTCATCCAGGAGGCAGAAAACAACCGGCGCAACAAAATACACCTACGCGGCCTGGCCGAACAAAAATTAAAATCGCTGGAGAATGGGTAGGCAAAAGGTAATGATCTACACCGAAGCGCAATGGGCGGCAGCCGATCAAATTGATCGGCTGTATATGCATCTCCTGGAGCCAGAACGCTGGATACTTACGAGGACAGAAGATGAGATGCTGGAAAAACTACGCCAGGTATGGGCTATCATCTGCAAAAAATCCACTCAGCGCGAGCGTATTCGGCTGATATCGGAAAATATCTCTGTAAGCGAAAAAACGGTAGGTCGCTACATTGAAAATGCTGTGCACCTGTTCGGAGATCTGCTGAAAGTCGACATCGATGTCGAGTTGGCACTGGCATATGATCGGTACATGAAACTGTATGAAAAGGCCAAAAAAACAAAGGACTTCGAGTCCGCACGTAGGTGTCAGGATAGTGCAGTGGCTATCCTGGAAAAGATCGCGTCCCGGGCGCCGGTGAAGAAGAGGGAATATGCAGGGATTGTTTTCACAGACGACCATACGCGTCTCCGCAGCCGTTTAGATGCAGAAGACGCCGATTTTCAAATGATCATTAATGAAGAAGCACATCTATTGGAATCCGAAGCAGTTAAGGTTCCTGCGGGAAGTTAAACCTTACAAAATGTTCTTGGGCGGCCGTGGCTCAGGGAAAACCACCTCCGAGGGCGGCTGGCAGTATATATGTATGCAGCAAATGCCCCGGAGTAAAGGATTTTTGGCTTCATCGACGTACGCGCAACTGCTGAACTCAACCCTGCCCGCTGTGGAAATGAAATGGGGTGAAATGGGACTTGAAGAAGGTATTGACTATGTGATCGGCGTTAAGCCTCCAAGGGGCTTCGATAAATGCTTGGATGAGCCACGCGACTACAAAAACGTCGTTTCGTTTGCAAACGGCCGCCGGCTGCAAATGATGTCAATGGATCGACCTGACCTGCAGCGTGGCGGAACGTACACCGATGGCGCCTGCGATGAAGCGGCGCTGGTGCCGCATGAGCACGTAACTAAAGTGATGCTGCCATCTCTGCGTGGCCTGGTTCGGGAATTCAATACACCATTGCGTGGCATGTTCCGGGCTTATACGTCGATACCCTGGAAACCATCGGGCTACTGGACGCTCGAATATGAAGAAAAGGCACAAAGCCATCCGGACATGTACGATTTCGTCGAGGCGAACGCCTACGACAACGTGCATGTGCTGGGTGAAGACTATCTAAAGCGCCTGGAGGCGGAACTTCCATACCTCGAATTCCTGGTCGAGGTGATGAATAAACGGGTGCGTAAGGTCCGGGATGCGTTTTACCACCGCTTCGATCCAGACAAACATTCATACACCGTCCGATACCTGTACGACGAAGGCGCCCGAGGATATATCACCACCGGCATGGCCGATGCGAACTACAAACCCGATGAAGTACTGGACTTCTCTTTCGACTTCAGTGGGTACTTCAACTGCTGCACAGCCTGGCAACAAGGGCGTTACCACGACGGGAACAATAAACGCCTGGCTGAATTCTGCCTGCATCAGTTTTACGTCAAATCTGATGAGGGGAAGATATCCGAACTGGTGGACAAGATCTGCACGCACTACGGCAAACACAAGTTCAAGGTGGCCAGGCTGTGGGGCGATCCACGTGGACACGATCCGAAGCCCGACACAGTCAAGACGATGTTTCAACAGATACAGGATTCATTCATCAGGAATGGATGGATGGTAGAAATCCGCGTAAAGCAAGGGTTGGCCAGGGCACACAAGGAGAGAAATACATACATCAACGAAGTGCTGGGAGAAACGACCCCCACCTACCCTATTCTGCGTTTCAACGACCAAACCTGTAAGGATGTGATTATTGCCATGCAGGTAACGGCTACGACTGGAGACTTTCAAAAAGACAAGACCGCAGAGAAGAACCGCAACTTCCCGCAGGAACACGCACCGCACTTCACTGACACCGTGGACTACTTCGTCGTGCAGAAGTATGGCCACCGTGGCCCGACCTGGTCAATGCGTAGAGGATTGAGCGCCCGCGCTGCGTAACGATCGCCACATATAACCGGCCAATTTGGGCCGCACTTAATTAA